TCCTCACCACCCCTTACGGGGAACGGGTGCAATAAAAACACCCGCTAGACCTCAATCAGCCGATCCATTGGCCGATGTCACACCACTCATTTACAAGGCTGCGAACGACTTTTACACGGGTCGCATTGTGTCGAGTTACCTGATTAGGGTAACTCTTGCGATCGGGCCGTATATGATCGTTCAGATTTTGCAGCTCAAGACGGCACTTCTGAACCACTATACAAAATGGTTCACGCGCTAACGCGGTCATGTAGATAGCATTTCTGCTATTTCCGTGATCACGCCACAAAGAGGCAAGAAAAAAGCCCTCTTCCTGGGACTCGTAGGTTAATCCTACGTCCATCACGTGCCGGACAAGGTATCCTTCGATACCGTATCTAGCGCGCTCTGGTACGGCTTCATCAAAATTAGAGACGAAGCCGCCATCACCTAGCCCTTCGGGAACCCAAAAGCGTAAAGCCTTCGGGACCGAAGAAACTAGAGTATGATGAACAGCCCGAAAAGAACCATCACAAAACGAACCAAGTGATGAGCCTCGGCGGATACTGTTTGCCAGTCGAAAAACCGATTGGAGAGAACCCAGCTCCTCCTTAAGAAGGATAGGCTTAACGTTAACGCCGGCGTAGTAATGAGCTCCGCAACTTTCGCGAAAAGGAGACAAGAAGTGTGTCTTCTTTTCATTAATGCGAAAGCCATAGAACTCACACAATCGCCGGAAGTTTTCCATAGCCTCTACGGGGATTAATATGTCATCTCCGTAAACGTGCACATGCCTAATATCGGCATTTGCATCTACCGTACAGCAGAATGCCATACAGTAGAAAAACAGGCTCTCAAGAGGAAAGGTGAATCCGTTCCCCATACTGGAGAACTTCTCCCACTTCCTTATCTGATCGCCGGCCACAGAACCGTATTGGGATCGAGTGATATCCATAACGTAGAACCAATCAAGGGGAAGAACTTCCCTAACTAGTTCTAACGCTATGCTATCGCTTGCCGAGGACAGGTCAACAGTAGCAACATCACCAAACTTACTGGCAAAATAGCTAGCATGTTGATTAATCTCCTGTCTACGCAAGTCGACCCCAAACCGAGAGAGTCTACGACGAATCATGTCACCGATAGAAGCCTGGAACCAAAGATTGATCCCAGGCTCTATTGCAATGACACGATCAGTTTTCGAATCTTTCGGTACGGTGGTAACCTTATTCCCCACTTCAAACTGCGGGTATTTTTGACTCCGCAATTGCTCACCCCAATGAGGGTACAACCCCACTAAGGTATCGAGCGGGAATAAAGTGTGGAGGTCTCGCGTTATTCCAACTTCATGTTGGAACTTCTCTGTAGCACTGGCATCTCTCCTCTTTATCAGAGTCGAGGCACCAGGGCCCCAGTCTGGAAAGTCAACAAACTCAGAAGGATTAAACTCACCCAGAACTTCAGCTATTTTACGAATGACTCCGTGATGGAGTGACCCGAGCCGACCCAAGGATTTAGGGGCGGCGCGCTGTGATCTGAATCGAGTGTTTGTCTGCTTACAAAGTTCTTCAAATTCAAAGAACTTCTCAAAAGCAACTTTTTTCACATCCCAAGGCACCGGAAAATCCGGATACTTTGAGAGGAACTTTGTCGCTTTGTAGGCAGATCTGAACTTATACGGATCGTTATAATCTAACGGATCCACCTCAAGGTCAAACAGCTGAGCATACTCGTGATTTTCAACGAGTAGCTTAACCGTTAAGGCCCTGGGGCAGTTCAGAGCTTCTAGGTATTGATTGACTACCCGGGTTTCAAGCCCAGGTTCAACGCGGTATTGGGCCAATCCCTTTAAGAATTGGCTCGTACGCTTCTTAGAAGACATACTCACTCCTTAATCAGTGAACTCGCGACGACCCCCTACTTTCGTAGAGGGACGGCCGTGTTAGTACACGAAAGCCAGATTGCGCACCGCATCGAAGACCGGGCTTCCCGTTGCATCTGTCGGGACAGCGTCGGACGCTTCAATGTTTTGCGCGAGGAGAGACAAAGCCGTCCAGAGCAAAGCGCTCCGTTCGACCACAGTCGACCTCTCTGGTAGTACGAACTCACCGAAGAACGCGCAGTCATAGGCCTTTGTCCAAATTACGGACGGAGCTATCTGCTCGAGCGTCGGAATGTGCACCCTCAGCGAAACTTTGTAATTCCGGTTTTGACCTTGCGGTCTCCGGAACGACATGCTGAGGCTGGGATAACCTACCGGTACACCACCGGCACGGTCTTCCCAACGCGGAACTCCTTGGGTTATGAAACCTGAGGGGCTCAGAGTACGATCCACTCCAACGGTAGCACTCGTTGTAACGAGACGCGACACGTTGAGGTTCGTCGTTGCTACTTTGATGTCTGCAATGGCAGCCATAAAAACTTCCTATCTTAAAAGGAGAGACAGACCTAGCTACCGACCAGCGAGAAGCCTTAAGAGGGCAAGGGCATTTAACGCAGTATGTATGCTGGTGCGTAATTTTGGAGTTGGGAAATACGGCAAGGGAAAGCTTGTTAAAGGCTTCCTCTCGAACGCGATCCCGAAGGACTCCTGCGCACCGACATAACTGTACTTCGTATAGGGCCCAGCGCCTTCATGGGGTGTTTCCCCGCTGGCAGATATTCTGTCGGAAATTCTCTGACGTGTGAACCAGACCTCAAACCCATTAACAAAAACAAGTCCATCCCACTGGCTTAAAGCCTGCAGGTAAGGACCAATGGGATGTATCCAGTCATACACGAAAGAGAAGGGTGCCAATTCCCACGCTAGATTTGCGGGATTGGTAAAACCGAACTGCGCCATAATTTGAACCGCCTCATCCGGTATTTTATACCTAAGACCGATACGTACTTCAGTCTGCTTGAACACATTACGTGTCCCAACAGGCCCGTACCCTTCGGTACTAAGTATATCCGTTTGAATTGATTCAACTCGTGACGCACGACGCGCAACCCGATAAACGATGCGGCCCGTCTTATTTTTCTTAAGAAGGGCCACTGCGGCTTCGATATCCGAAAGCAAAGGGCGAATCCCAAAGTTCCACTCCAGCCAATTACTGGCTGTAGTTTTACCCAGGTCGCTCGGCTTCGGCCTACCTCTATACCGCTTTCCGGCATACAACATTTCCCAAGCCTTTTGGAAATTTCTTTCTTTCAAGGCTTTGAGAGCTCCGGCCGTACGGACGATGGCATTTGAAATGCTCTCAACCGTTTGACCGATTTCACCAATATCTTGAGCAAGATTAGCAACAATTCTGCTCCCGACACCAGCGACACGTCGTAGTGCGTGGTCGTAAACTCCATCTAAGTGAGACGGAATCGGGCTCGACACGCCGGCAATATGGTCCATTCGCTGTTTAAAAGCAGCACTGGCCCAAACATTGCCGTTGCTATCATAATGATTAAATTCCTTCTGATAGCCCGCATCTTCCTTATCGAAGAGCGCCACTGTGTGATTATTCACAGGAAGCATTCCTCTATCCTTGAGTAGACCAAAGTTCGGAGTTCGCACACCAGTCCAAAATCGCCTATGATCCTCGTAACTGACGGAAAAGACATCGGTACTAACCGGTATCCCATTCTGCCAAACGAGGTCAAAGCAATCTAAACTAGTAGAATGCGACTCTTGAGGTCTAACATCAGAGAAGGACGCGTAACGCGAATTACCGGCGAGCTGATTTATCAGATCTCGCCGCGCGCGAAGCTCCAAAGACTTAAGGAACTTCGACGGATCGCCTCGCAATATCCCTGGCCAACACTGGATGACTCCAGCAGCGGCGAAGGGGTGCAAGGTAGTAGAAGCATAACCCACAGTTAAACCATGGGCGGCCCAGACGCGTACCTCCCACCGGCATTGTATCTTAGGATCCAGGCAACGCTCACAGCAGAATTTTCGCTTCCAGTCAATATGACTAAAAGGTCCAAATCTGCAAAGAATGTTGTTATCCTGGTCCAAGACAACGACGATGTAAGAGATATCTGCGAATGTAAACGAGCCGGAATGCTTAAGCTTCAAGCTCAGCACCTTTCGAGCCGATGTTACTACCAGGGGATCTTCTATCAC